TGGACTTGCTAAGAGAAAAGCGCAACCAGGTATTCAAAGCTAACGATATGGTTAAGAAAGAGATATCAGCGCATTACAGAGGTGAGCTAAAGAAGCTAACCGAGAACCCAGAGTACAAACCCCAGAGTTACATATAGCATCCAGTGTCCATCATGTATGCTAGTTCCTTGGCTCTGTCTCCAACCTGGTCAGCCCACTTGGAGCGGAGCATTTCTTCTGCAGCCTGAGAGTACTTACCCTCAGCCACAAACTTTAGAGTCTTCTTAAATTCTAGGAATGTGGGTAATCCTAAATTAAACAGCATATCTACCAAGGCTTCTTGTCTGACTTGATCGAGATCAGCAAACCAAGAGAACACATCCAGCTCGTCATAGCACTGCTCAATGTCGTTCCTGAGCATCACCATGGCTTCGTTTTCGCTGATTCCTGCGTCCTCTAGGTTTCTTCCATACCCTATGGTTACTTTACCAGCGGTGCATTTATAGGGCTTTAATCTAAGCCCCTCATGCCTTTGGAGCATTGCTATAAGTCGATTCATTTCCACTTGCTCATTGCTCGAATACCAAAGCTAGCAGCAAACACGGCACCAAGCATAGCCTTATAGTAATCAGGCATAGTCTCTAGCACCTGGAATCCGTCACGAATAACGGGTACAAAGTCAGGAATAAACGCACCAATTAAAGGAATGGATACTAACAGGGTGAGCCATTCATCTTTCCAGCTAGACCCTGCGTTCTGCGCCTGAATGGTATCCCAGTTGGCTTCGTGTTTAATTGTCTCAAGTTTGCGTTCGTGCAGTGCCTGCTTCTCTTCGGCCTTATTCTTTAGCCATCCACCAACCAGGTTAGATATTGGCCCGATCAGCGCCTGCCACATTACTTATCGGCCTTGCCATCTAGCTTTTTATCGATGGCGTCCAGCTTATCAAACAAACGATCCATGTCAGCTCTAAAGTCTTCGCGCTTAACGTATTCGCCAGCCACTAGAACCTCAATGCGGTTAACCTTTTCGATCAACTGATCGTCAGCGGATTGCAATTCTTTTACGGCATCCCAGATTACTTTCAGAATCCAACCAAACGCAGAACCAACAACCGCAATAAGAGCATTAATTAGATTCTGTTCCATACCTACCTCTTAGCTGTCTTGGCGGCTTTCTTAAAGTCTGCCGCAGTTGGAGCACCTTCGGTACCAGGCTTACGCATACGCTCGCCAGAACCTTGAGCAATGCGCTCTCGCTTCTTCATGATGTTGTAGTACAACCCTTTCTTTGGCTTTCTCATTACCACTTACTCTTGTTGGCCCAGTAAGCCGCAGACATCTTACCCTTGGCTATGTTCTTTGCGTGCCTAGCTTTAAAAGACTCGCGCCTCTTTCTAGCCGCATCACTCTCACCTTCTCTTTTAGGTGAACCACTTACGCCTTGTTGACCAAAACGTATGGTTTTAATTTTATCACCTTCTTTCGCTACAACAACATGAGATTTTGTAGGGTGATTAGGGGTGCGCTTGGGCTTGTTATACCCAGACACACCTATCCTTTTTAAGAGCGACTTACTCATGACGACAAGTAATCAATCCACTTGCAGCCGAGTCGAACTTTAGTAGTGCCTGAACCAAACTCACCAGTCTTGATACCTACTCGATAATTCTTGCGCTCAGGATCAAAACCGAACGTCTCAATATCAGAAGTGAATGTATCAACATCAGTCCAAGTAGTACCGTCTACACCTGACTGCTTTTGTACAGTGACAATAGAGCCACCAGCAATACCAGTGATTGAAAGGTTAAAGTATCCCTGAACCTTAATGGTGTCGCTGAATGTGTTTTCAGCAGTAATGCTTTTTGTTACCTGGTCTGCCATTAGATATCTCCTTCTGACATATGATTTGCATATGCTTGTTTTGCTTCATCAGTAAATACAGTCAATGCGATAGCTACAACATCAGCATCTTCATTTGTTAAATCTGCATCTGGTGTAAGTACATGACGATAAAAATTTCTTGATATTTCTTGATCGTCTTTTTTAATGATTGTAGCAGTGCGTACCTGTACTACTGGATAACCAGCGGCAAGGTGCAATACCTCAATCTTGTCGTTCATTTTTTCTTCAGTAAGTGCCATATTTATCTCCTTGGTTAGGACTGTCCACGGGCGAACCGTATTAAAGGGCGGCTGGATCAGCAGTATCAAACCAACCGATTGGAAAGCCCTCTGATCCAGTAGAATTAATCGGGTTTCTTGGTGTCATAACCATACCATGAATTTGAAAACGAAGGGCAGCATCTCCGTTCATTGCAAAATGCAAAACGCCAGTCGTCGATGTCGGAACGACAACACAACCTGTAAGCCCAATAGTTGTTCTGCCTGATTGTGATTTACCTTGCGTTAAAGCACGAACACCAGTTGTGTATTCACTACCAATCTGTGTCATGTCAGAAATAGTAAAGTCAAAAGTCATGTTTGTTGAATTGCCAAAGTCTAAACCTGGCCCTGATGTCAACGATCCCGCCTCAACCACTCCAGAATAAATCATCAAGACATGTTCTTTCCCAACCATATTGGCTGGAACAGTCCATCGAATATTAGGTGAATATCTGCCAAGCAAAACAACGCCGCCACCCCAAGGGTTCTTACCCGTTGAAGAAACACCATGAGTCCCATCAATATAAAGAACATCAGCAGCTTTAGTTTCATCAAAAAACAAGCCATTGTTAATGTAGTTCGGTATTGCGATGCCATTTGATAATATTTGCTGATCTATTGTCGTGCTTGCTTCAAGAACATACAAAGCATCGTTTGTAGCTGAAGAAGCAAATCGAACATTATTCAAGGTATAATAGCCTTGGCCAAGAACAGAGCCACGAAGGATGGTGTTCGGAGATGGAGTTGACCTCAACTGCTCATTACAGCCAAGCCTTGCATTTTCTATTGTTGCTCGATTTACACGAACTGCATAGCAATAATCAGTATTTACAAGATCAAGACCGTAATCAGCACCGTTGCTTGCATCACCTATAAAAATGTCATCTGTACCAGCTAGATTTACATAAACTGTGCCAATTCCAGTAATACCAGAGACAGGCGTGTCAGCCATATAGCCTCCCCAAACACCAGCACTTCCATTACAAACCATGTGGACGTTATTAAATTCCCATGTGCAGCCATAGAAGTTGTTGTTGTTTGTAACGCCAGTTAGATAAACGCCAGCTTCATCATTATACTTAAAGTGACAACCAGTTACAGTTACAGAGCCAGTCGCATTTACACCGTTGCCAATGTAAAGTCCGTAATCGCAGTTGTGCAGAATGGCATTTTCAACAGTATGGTAATAGTTACGAAGGTGAATACCATCTTCCCAGTATTGGCAAAATACGTCTTTAATACGAACCCACTTAGAGCCACCGCCAGCAGTATCTGCATCAATGCCTTTGCCAGTTCGAGTTGTGTTTGTCGTTTTAACAATTCGCAGCTTTTCTACATAACCACCATCGCCAATGAAAATGCCGTATGCTGTAGATGCTAATGTGTCAGCAAAACGCAGTTTTGTTCCGTCACGAAAACCGTCGCCTTCAATACCCTGTTGATAGCCAAGAGCAAAACCATCAGATAAATAGTAATGTCCAGCAGGAACATAAATTTTCTGAGCACCAGATGCGATTGCTGCTTTGAAAGCAGTTACGTTATCCGTAGGTGAACCAGAACCTCCATCAGCAACAGCCCCAAAGTCCAAGACGTTTGCGACCCTGTTGTTAATCATACGATCATGGACTTTAGTAAGAGCCATTTTTATCTCCTTAGACCGCAGCCTGATAAGTTATAGAAAGTTCAATGTCAGATGTAGTTGCCGTTAAAGCACTTACATTCAAAGCTGACCATGATCCGCCAGATGTATTCATCAAAACACTTATTGTGCTTGTGTTATCTCCAACAAGCCAAATAGGTTGCGATGAAAATGTAACATCATTCATGTATGCAACAGACGTATAGTTTGGAGAACCACTTTCATTGCTTGCTGCGTACGGCAAACCCTGAATGTAAAATCTGTTACCAGCAGTCAGCCCAGAAGTGTTAATGTTGTTCAACTCTACGGTTACATGAACAAGGCGACCAACTTTTGTATAAGAGCCAACAGCTACAGTAGCAGAGCCAGTATTCCCACCAGACAAAGCATCGGCAGGAACAGGCGTCCACGTTCCCTCTTCATAGTCATCGAACAGTTCACTTGTGCCAGTGCCAGAGGTAGCAGAGAAATCGATTCCCTTGCCATCAGCCATAATGATGTTGTCATTGGCATAAAAGTTGCCATCGGCTGTAACCTCGTTGAACGTAGGGTTGCGACCAAAGATGCCGCCTAAATGTTTAATAGTCATAACAATCCTCTAATCTTTGCGTAAATCATTTTAAGGGCGACTTGGTATGCGTTAAACATCCAAGGGTGAAACACATGGCCTAAAGATTCCATATGCTCTTTAGTTACCCATTCTTTCGTCCAATTGTCTATGTACATGCCGTTTAATTGTAGTACAGCGTGACCGCCATTGTTATCAACATAATGGATTTTAGCTTGACCAAAAATAAGTTGATACCAGAAGGTGAATAAAGACTCATCGCAGACTACGTAGTACAGAACGCCCAATGAAAATCCATCGCAATCGTCCTGGTACTTACCATCCTCTAGTTTAGGGATGCGCCACTGGTCATAACTCTTAGGGTCATACCTGTAGACGTAGCGGCTAAGGAACTGTTGGAGTGTCATTGGTTATTCCTTAACTTGCTTGTAAATATATA